TCAGCCGGAAGGCCGGTTATCCACCCGTAGTATTAGACGCTTTTACCAGGCTAATCCCACCCGAATCCGCGCCTCAAATTCTGGGCGTGCAGACGTATCAACGCGCACCTGATTGATATCCACGCCGACCCTGGCCGCCATATCCACAAGCGGCATTTGCAGGTCTCGCTCCACCCATATGCCCAAGGTCTGCTGCATCGGCTCCCAGGATACGCCGGAGGCCCATAGCTTCTGGGTAGGCTGGATCACCATCGGCTCGACCGGGACGTCGAGGCCGCCCACGACCTGACCATCGGGCGAGCTGGCCAGGACGCGCCGGCCGCCGCCGGCATCGCGGATCAGGGTCATGTCCACCGTCACCGGCGGGCAGGGTGGCCCGGACTCGGGGGCGGCATCAGGCTGGACGGTCACTCGGGCGATCCGCTCTACGGTCGTCCCGCGCGGGGTCTGCTGCCGCGGCCGTGCCGTCGGGTCTGGTCGGCGCTCGAGCATCAGGCTGCCGTCGGCCTGGCGCATCTCCGGTGTGGGCGGCTCCATCACCTCCATCGGCCGCCAGATCAACCAGCCCGCATACGCGACGCAGGCGACAAGGGCAGCGGCGATCATCGTATATGCAATCCATGGCCGACCCTTGCTCATAGCTGATCGCCGAGGCATTGCCGGTACTCGCCCTGCCGGCGCTTGGCCAGGCCGCCGCACAGGCGGGCATTGGCGGGCAGATTGCAGTCTCGGCCCTGGTAATAGGTCCAGCGCAGGATCTCTCGGCAGGCGCCCGGATAGTCGTGGCCATTGAGCTTGCGCACCAGCGTCGACCGGCAGAACGCACCGGGCCCAACGTTGTACGCCAGGCTCAAATAGGCGTCGTACTCGTGCTGGTACAGCGGCGCCGTGACGCACTGGCGCAGCGCGCCCTCGTATTTGGTGACATCCGCCATGGCGCGAGCCAGCGCCACCGGGGGCGTGATCGTGTCGCCCAGCCGAACGCCTGATGTCGAGCCGAATCCGATGGTCGGCACGTCGCCCGGCACCGGGATGACGGCGCGGGCGGTGTAGTCCTCATGGGCCACGATGCCGACCAGTCCGGCGGCGGACAACGACAGGGCGGCAATGGCGATCCGTATTTTTGACATGGTCAGTCTTCCTCGATCGGCAACGTGCAATTGGCCCGGGCGATCTTGCGCAGCTCCCGCTTGTGCATGACGTTGTGGGCGAAAGCGGCGATGGCGACCACGCTGCCGATGACGGCAGCCCAGTCATTGAGCGTCAGGCCGCCTAGGATGGCCGCTCCGGATGCTGAATAAGTGATGAATCCGCTGACTCGACCTAGCATGATCACTCCCTCAACAGTTTTTCCGCCGCCTCGGCGGTGATGGGCAATCCATAGCGCTCGGCGATGAACCGCGCGAACACAGCCCGTCGGTCATCCGGATAGCACCGCGCCTGCGCCCTGTAGGACTGCACCTCGCAGTGCAGCCGATACTCAGGCAGCCAGGTATACAGGGCCGTATGCAGCAGCGCGCCGATGGGCGAAAGCGCCGGTGCGATCAGGTAGATCGCCGCGACGCCGAGGATGGTCAGAGTCAACCACTGCATGACGTGGGTCAGCTCGTGCCGATACAGCCCGGCATCGCCTCGGCAGCGTGGTCGGATGAAGATCACCGGGCCGCGTGCGCAGGCCTGGTGCGGCTCTGGCACGAAACGGTCGGCGTAGATGGTCAGCAAACCCATATCAACACCCCGGCAAGGCTCGCCCAAAACGCCAGCAGCATCAGCGCCACTTGTCGAACAGTCGGCATGGCTACAGCCCCAGCGCGGCTTTTTGCTCGCGGCCCCAGGCGCGGCAGGCCTCGACGTGGTCGTTGTAGGCCGTCGACTCCGCGCTCGGGGCGAGGCGGATCATTTTGATCTCGTCGTCCATGCTGTAGCGCTCGCGCACTCGCTCGACCACCCTCTGGTTGATTAGTCGCACATGCGGGCTGGCGGCCTTGATCTCATCGCGCAGGGAGTCGGTCAGCGCGACGGCGGCGATGCTGGCGGCGATCTCATCCGGCTGCTCGACTGGCAGCGTGGCGCCGGCGGGCAGGCAGACGTAGGTCGTACCGTCGCTCAGTGTGGCCAGCTCGGTGGCGCCGTCAGGCGTGCGCAGTTCGCGGGTGACCTGGCTGGTGATAAATTTTCGGTAGGCGACAATAGAGGTCATGGTGATGCTCCATCAAGAGGCGCAGCAGGTGCTGCAAAGAGTGGGTTTTTCTGGCGTGGCCGAGGATACTGACTACGCTATCCATGGCGCCGCGCTTGGCGGCGGATTTGAAGGTGTAGAGGCTGTGCCGGCGGATAAAGCGCCGGCTTGACCAGGTCCTGAAGCCGACGAAATTAATCCCGCGCCTGACCATGGCCAGGGTTGATCGCGACAGCGTAAGACGCAGGCCAACCAGGTAATCGACCACACGATCTCGGGCGGTGATTGCGGCCTCGCGGGTCAGGCCGAATAGCACGAAGTCGTCGACGTACCGGCAATAGCGCGGCGGCTTGATCTCGCGCCGGATGAAGTGGTCCAGCGGGCTCAGGTAGATCAGCGCGTAGAGCTGGCTCAGCAGGTTTCCGATTGGGATGCCGACCGGTTCACCGTGGTCAGCGAAGGCCATCATCAGGTCAACGAAGCGGCGGTCCTTGATCTTGCGCTCGATCAACGTGCGCAGGATAGGGCGATCAATGCGGTAAAAAAACTTTCTGATATCCAGCTTCAGCGTGTAGCTGTCGCGCGGACAAGCCTGTAATGCAGCCTGGGCGTAGTCCGCCGCCCTATGGGTACCTAGCCCGGTCCGACAGGCAAACGACTGATCGATAAAGCCACGATTGAATACGGGGTACACCACGGCATAGATGGCATGCTGCACCACCAGGTCGCGAAAGGCGGGCGCGTAAATCTGCCGCGTCTTGGGCTCGTGCACCATGAAGCTGTAATAGGGCCGTGGCCGGTAGGTGCCGGCGTGCAATTCGTCGTGCAGGGCGGCCAAGTTGGTCGCTAAGTGTTTCTCGAACTGAAAGCAGGCGCGCTTGCCGCGCTTGTGCCGTGCCGCGGCGTGAAAGGCCGACAGCAGCGCCTCGCGCGTGAACGCCTGCTCGAATAAATAACCGATGCGTTTCATGCCGCCAGGCCTTCGAGACGGCGAGCCGCCCTACCAGCAAGGCGCATGCACACCGATTTCGCCGAGGCTTGCGCCTCGCGCCGGAAGGCGTCTCCCTTGGTTCCACTTCGATCTTTCGATCCGTGAGGTGAAGCCGAGTCCGCGCGGAACCCAACGTTATCGTTCGAGTTGCCCCGCGCATTGTTGAGATTCAACGCCCAGACCCCCGCGTTCGAGGAGTTGTTCCAGTTGCCGCCGGCAATCGGGCACATGTCAAGACGCCTCCCGTTTGTCGAGCACACGCTCGGCGACTATCCAGCCGCCGATCATGCGCCCCAACTCATCCACCAGCCGCGAGAGGGCGAGGTAGCGATGCTCGCCCGTCGCCTCCGGCCGGTCGTTGCGCTGGCCGTCCTTGAACTCGAAATAGCCGAGCGTATGCGCCAGGCGCAGCAACATGCGAAGCTGCTCGTGGCGCACATCCAGGTTGGTCAGTGCGGTTTTCTTGTGATAACGCTTTTGCGCCTCCACGATGAAGCTATAGGTCTCGTAGGCCGCGCGCCGGATCTCCAGCGCGAGCCCGTACTTCTCGTGCTTCGGGAAGTGGTTGAGATAGACGTTCAACAGCTTTGCCATCTCGCCGAACTTCCGGTCCAGCTTGGCTTCATCGTGCAGGCCCATCGCTATCGCTCGGGCCTTCAGAGATACAAGGCCGCGCGGAACCCAACGGCATCGGCCGAGGTGCCCCGCGCACCGTAGAGAAACAACGCCCAGACCCCCGCGCTCGAGGAGTTGCCCCAGTAGCCGCCGGCAAGCGGGCACAGCTCGTTGGTGCTGTAGTCGTTGAGTTGATCGTTGCCGAACATATTCGACCCGCCGGCCACCAGCGGAATGCCTGCGCCGGCCATCTTCCAGGCGGTTCCGCTGGTGGCGTGACTGAGCACCTGGCTGGCGCTGCCCATGGTGATGGCGCGGTCGCTGAAGTTGACGGCGTAGCCGGTAAAGCTGTTCATCAGGCCGAGGTCGTCATAGAGCGCGGCAATGCCGGTGGCGCCCCACAGGTCGGTGGCCAAGGTGTTGCTGCCGGTAACGTCCTTCATCGCGGCGGCGGTCTTGAGCACATAGAAGTTGCCCACGGCCGGGTCGGAACTGTTCATTGTCAGGCCCGGGGTGATCTCCCACAGGTTGCCGTTCAGGTCGCACACCCCGCAGTTCTGGCCGTTGTGGGTGGTTCGGGCAAAGAAGTTGGCGCTGCCGGTCTTGGCGCTGTTTCCGCTGCCGTATCCGTCGTGGATGAATGCCAGCGTGGTGTCGTTGGCGTCGCCGAGGGCGTTGTTGTTGCAGCCCTTGGGGTGGTTTTTCACGCCGGTGGCGTCGTACCAGGCGCACCAGGTGGCGGCCGTGGCGGCCTGGCCATGGGCCAGACTCAACAGGGCCAGGGCCTTGAAGATGAACAGGCTGGAGCAAAAGAAGCTCGCGCCACGTGTCTTTGCGGCGGCGATGGCGCCGGCGTAGGTGTTGGCCGGTGCGCCGCTCAGGCCGCCGAACGGGTTGTGCGCGGCAGCACTTGAAAGCGGCAGGCCGAGGCGGATCGAGCTGGCGACGCCGCTGTTGTTGCTGGCCAAGTACTTGTCGACGAACACGCCTGACTTGATCGCGCCGCCATCGTAGAAAGCTCTGTGGAGCGCATAGCCGGCGGTGTTGGCGGTGGCCACGTCGGCGTAGGTGCCGAACGGCTTGATGTCGACCAGGTTGACGGCCAGGCCGTTGCTGCCGGTGCCGATCTTGTAATAGTAGGCCGGCATCCAGCACATGACCGAGCCGTCGGAATACTGGTAGTTGCCGTAGTTGTCCGAGGCTGGGTCGAGCGTTCCGGACATCTCGGTCATTCCGGACGGCAGCGGGCCCGGGCAGATGCCGACGCCAAAGCCCTGCTGTCCGGCGATGCCGATGTCGTTGATGCCGCCGGCATTGCCGCTGCCGATGGCGATGCCGGTGGGGAAATAGACGGGGCCGCCGTCTTTCCCGGTGATCTGGCGGACGGATAGATTGCTCATAGGATGCTCCAGTTGGCGTGGTCGTTGATGGTGACGGTGGTGCTCTCGGCGATCTCGAGCGGGCCGGCCGAGTAGGCGTTGTAGTGGCTTGGGATGGTGGTGTCCTGGGCGACCACGGAGGGGTTCATGCGGATCACCGGATTGAGGTCCGGGTTGGCCGCCAGGGCGGCGGTCCACGCGGCATCGGCGGCGTCACGGGCCGTCTCGGCCTGGGTCTTGGCCGTGGCCGCGGTGGCGGCGTTGCTGGCGGCCGACGCCAGGCCGGCCGACATGGCCGCGGTGTAGGTGGATTGCACGGCGTCGTGCTTGGTCGTGACATCCGCCGCGTGGGCGGCGACCTCGGCGGCCACGACGTTGGTCTCGGTGACCATCGTGGGCAAGGCCCCGAGCAGGGCGTCGGCCCGGGCGGAAAAAGTCTCCGGGTCGTTGCGGGACGGTGGCGTGGGTAGTGGCGTGATGCTGCTCATCAGATCATCCCTTCAATCTCTAGGCTGCACTGGGACAGGGTTGGGTAGGCAATCTCGATGTCGAAATTGCGGTAGAAGCCGAACACGATCAGGGGCGAATAGATGTATTCGCCGCTTCCGATCCACAGGCATGGCGTGGCGCGCAGCTCGGCCAGCTTGCGCTGGACGTAGCCGAGCCGGGTGTTGTCGACCTGGACCGGGGCCGACATGCGCTTTGAGTAGTGGCGCTCGACAAAACTGGTGACGCCGAATGCGTCGGTCTCCTTGCGAGAGTAATCGATGATCCCGAACTGCGCGCCGTATTGCGTATCGCCGATGTCGATGTTGTCGCCGACGACCAACATGCCGCACTTGGGTGTGCCGGACGACGCCAGCGAGACGGTGATCCGGCCGTCGCCATAGACCGGGATGTCGGTCAGCACCAGGTCGCGGCGCAGGTCGTAGGGCTCAAAGAAATAGGTG